GCTTTTCCAATAATAGGGGCCGCAGCATTAGCATCTTTTATAGCGCGTTCTGGCGTTGCAAAAGCGATTGCAAAATACGGTGAGAAAGCTGTTATGGCGATAGGTAAAAACCGTAATAAAGTTACCAAAAGGGAGAAAAATGCTGGGCCAAGTGGCAGTGTGCCTACTAAAACGCCCAACGTACAGGGGAGTAAGATGTCGGGGGGTACTCGTATGCCCCCTAATAAACTAGATGTAAAAGCCGCGCAAGCTGCAAGAAGAAAAGCAAACGAAGAAGCTCAGTTTGGCAGGGGTAAAACTAGGATCGCAAAAGGTATTACCGTACCAACTGGAGCGGCTATTTTGGGTGATACAGTCGGACAGGCGGTAGGTCTAGGGGTAAACGCAAATGACAAGCGTAAGAATAAGGCTGAAGTAGAGCGGTTAAGGCGTTTAGGACAGAGAAACGCTTTTAAACAGGCTGGAGAACGCGAAGCTAAAAAAACTACAACACCAACATCTGCAAACGATGTTTTTACAACAGCAATCAAAACGAGAAAAAAAGGAGATACAGCCAAAACTCTTACCTCAAATAAGAGAACTAAAACTCCACCAGCAAAAACTAAATCAACAACTAACCCTACTAGTGCTAAAAGTATTAGCGCATCTAGGAGAGCTGGAGGTAGTACCTTTACTGGTAAAGACGGAGAGCAGAAAGCAAACGTCACCGCTGAAGAGTTAAAAGCTTCTGGTATGTCTTTGCGAGATTACCTTAATAAAAAGCAAGGTAAGACTCGTAGACCAGAGATGAAGAAGGGTGGCCCTGTTAATAAAACCACAAAAGTTAAAAAGACTAATAAGGTTCGTGGCTCTGGTATCGCAATACGGGGTGTACGTCCCGCCAAAATGAGGTGATCTATGAGTAAACTTGAAGTTTTTCAAAATGGTGTGTTTTCTAACACTGGAGAACCTGTATTCCAAATAGGTACTAAACAGGAAGATGGTACTTATACTATTGAAATATTTGATCTTATGAGTAAGGGAGAAGCAGAAGCTAAGTTAAACGAGCTTCAACCTCCTGTAGTTAAAAAGAAAGAAGCTCCCAAGAAAGCCGCTCCTAAGATTAAAGTTCCCTCTACGAAAGAACTTAGTGAGATGGATAAAGACGAGCTTGAGGTAGAAATGCGTTCTCATGGGTTAGAGTTGGATCGCCGTAAGAGTAAAAATGCTCTTGTTAAGCAAGCGGCAGCTTTTCTGAAAGGTAAGTAATTATGGCAACGTCAAACACTGCTACATTCAACATGGACTTTACGGAGATCGCTGAAGAAGCGTGGGAACGTGCTGGGCGAGAGATGCGTTCTGGGTATGATCTAAGGACAGCCCGTAGGTCTATGAACTTACTTACTATAGAGTGGCAGAACAGAGGGCTTAATCTATGGACAATAGAGGAAGGTAGTGTAAACCTTACAGAAGGTACGTACCAATACACGTTAGATGCCGATACAATAGACCTTCTAGAACATGTAATAAGGACTAATTCTGGAAATACTTCTACACAATCAGATCTTACAATAAATCGTATAGGGGTGAGTGACTACGCCTCAATACCAAATAAGCTTACGAGAGGTAGGCCCATACAGATGTGGGTAGATAGGTTAAGGGATGCACCTGTCTTAAATCTGTGGCCTGTCCCAGATAAGAGTGATACTTATATAATACGCTACTGGCGTATACGGCGTATTCAAGATGCAGGAAGTGGGGTACAAACAGCCGATGTAAACTATCGGTTTTTACCATGTTTAGTTGCAGGGTTGGCCTATAACATAGCACTTAAAATACCTGAGTTGATAGATAGAGTACCTATGCTAAAAGGGGTTTATGAAGAATCTTTTGCTCTAGCGTCTACAGAGGATAGAGAAAAAACTTCGACGTACTATAAGCCTCGTATTGGAGCTATATAGTGGCTGTATTTGCTTCTGCTAAGAGAGCTATTGCAGAATGTGATGTCTGCGGCTTTCAGTATAAATTAAAGGAACTACGTAATTTAATAGTAAAAGGTAGGGACACTAATGTAAAAGCTTGTCCTGAGTGTTGGAATCCCGGTCAACCGCAGCTACGGTTAGGTGAATTTCCTGTAAATGACCCACAAGCAATCAGAGATCCTAGACCAGATTTTGCAAGCCTTGGAAGCAGTAGAGATTTACAATGGGGTTGGGCACCTGTAGGGAATGGTAACGACCCATTTAACCTGACAGATAATGATTTAGTTGGAACCGGAAGTGTAGGTTCTGTAACGATAACAACAACGTAAAGGTATACTTATGTTATTTGAAGAGCCAAAAAAGAAGAAAAAGAGTAAGAAAAAAACAGCTAGTTCCAAAGGTGTTAAGATACGAGGTACAGGAGCAGCTACTAAAGGTTTGTACGCAAGAGGGCCAATGGCGTAGTGCATGAACTACACAGAGTTAAAGGCTAATATACAGGACATCTGCGAAACTACTTTTACAGATGATGAACTGAAATTGTTTACTCAACAAGCAGAGCAGAAGATATATAACGCTGTTCAGTTTCCTGCGTTACGTAGAAATCAAACAGCTACTTTAACTAGTGGTAATAAGTACATTACCTTACCTTCTGATTTTTTGTGGTCTTATTCTCTAGCAATAATAAGTTCTGATGACTACGTATACCTACTTAATAAAGACGTTAACTTTATTAGAGAAGCGTACCCTAACCCTGCAACTACAGGGATACCAAAGCACTATGCGTATTTTACGGATACCTCTTTAATTATAGGGCCAACGCCTAATGCAGCATTTGACGTAGAGTTTCATTATGGGTACTACCCAACAACTATCGTTACCGCAGGTACATCTTGGTTAGGGGATGATTTTGATAGTGCTTTGTTAAATGGAGCTTTAGTAGAAGCTATACGATTTATGAAAGGTGAAGCAGATATGATATCTTTATATCAAAAGATGTACTTAGAAGCCTTAACTTTGCTAGGTTCATTGGGAGATAACAAGCTCCGCGAAGATGCTTATCGTTCGGGTCAATATAGAATGAGTGTTGCGTAAATGTTTGATATAGAGGTAAATACTTCTGTAGGGTCTTTTGATGTCCAGACAACATCCGAAAGAGGACATACTCCAGAAGAGTTGTCAGCTAATGCAGTTGCTAAGATAATCAGCATTGCTCAAGACGCAGATCCTGTATTAAAACAACAGGCTGAAGCGTTTCGAGATAGAATGTTTCATGTAATTGTACATACTTTAGAACAAGCTGTTAAAAGCGACAGAACGACACTGTATAATGAATTTAAAAAACAAGGTCACGACGATGTGGCTGAAATACTGAGGAAACTCTAATGGCAATTACTCAAGCAATGTGTACTTCTTTTAAACAAGAGCTTCTTCAGGGAGTACATAACTTTACAAGCGGGTCTGGTGGAGGAACAACTACCTCTACAGGTTCTGGCAACGCATTTAAAATTGCATTGTTTACAAGTAGTGCAAGTTTGGGGGCTGGAACTACTGCTTATAGTACTTCTAATGAGGCAAGTGGTACGGGGTATGACGCTGGTGGGAAAGCTCTGACTAACGTAACACCAACAACTTCTAGTACAACCGCGATAACTGATTTTGCTGATGTGACTTGGGGTAGTTCCTCAGTAACTGCTAGAGGGGCAATGATCTATAACTCTTCTACAACGGCAGGAAGTGCAAATCGGGCTATATTAATTTTAAATTTTGGGGCAGACAAGGCATCTTCTAGTGGAGATTTTACAATTAGTTTTCCAACAGCAGATTCTAGTAGCGCAATTATTAGGATCGCCTAAACATGGCTGATGTTACCATTGCTTTTGAAGGCTGGGATAGTATTACCCAAGGCTGGGGAGATGGCACTTGGGGTAACGATGTAGGGTTTATTACCCTTACAAGCGGTCAAGGCAGTGTTACTGTAAACCAAGGTTCTGGAGTTACAGTATCTGTTTCGGGTGTGGCTGGAACTTCGGCTGTAGGTAGCCCTAGTGTACTTGATGGTGATGGGCTTGTTGTGTCTGCTACAGGAGTTTCAGCAGTTGCAACTGCAGGGAATACCTCAGAATCTGCTGGAGGTGGTATATCGGTAGGTGTTACAGGGATAGGAGCTACCGGAGAAGCAGGGTTTATATTCCTATGGGGAAGTGTAGATACTTCACAATCAATAAGCTGGGCAGCGGTTGATACATCGCAAACACTTACTTGGACAGATATAGCAGCATAAAGGAAGAGACATGGCTACATACGTTAATAATCTACGGTTAAAAGAGATCGCCACAGGCGACGAATCGGGAACTTGGGGAACAAGCACCAATACCAACCTAGAGCTAATAGGCCAAGCTCTTGGTTTTGGCACAGAAGCTATTACCACTAACGCTAACACGCACACATCGACGGTGGGTGATGGCGCATCAGATGAGGCAAGAGCGATATATCTGAAGTATACAGGCACATTAGATTCCGCTTGTACGATCACTATCGGCCCTAACACGATGAAGCGTTTTCAGATCATAGAGAACGCAACAGGTGGAAGCCAAAACATCATTATTAGCCAAGGCAGCGGAGCTAATATAACTATAGGTACTGGCGCGGTTAAGGCGGTTTACTTAGATGGTGCTGGTTCTGGTGCAGCAGTATTAGATGCTTTGGTTGACCTTGACTTGACAGGAACAACAACCGCAGCGGCTGTTACTGCTTCTGGCGCGTTAACCGGGGGTACAGTAGTCGCAGGAAGTACCAGTGCTGGAACAACAGTTTCCGCAGGGGATATCGCGTTAAAGAACGGAGGCACTAGATCTACCGTTAAATTCTATTGTGAGACTAGCAACGCTCACTACGCTCAGATTCAAGCACCAGCGCATTCGTCGTTTTCGGGGAATGTAACGCTTACTCTCCCGGCAACAACAAGCAATCTTGTGGGAGATACCGTTACTCAAACATTGACTAACAAGACCCTTACTTCACCTAAGATTAATGAAGATGTAGCAGTTACTTCAACAGCCACTGAAATTAACATCCTCGATGGTGTAACTTCTACTACGGCAGAACTTAATATTCTTGACGGTGTAACAAGTACAGCCGCAGAGCTTAATATCCTTGATGGCGTAACAAGTACAACTGCTGAGTTAAACATCTTAGACGGTGTAACGAGTACTGCTGCAGAGCTAAACATCTTAGATGGGGTAACGTCTACTACCGCAGAACTCAACATCCTTGATGGTGTTACAGCAACTACCGCAGAGCTTAACTACCTCGACATAGCTACTCTTGGTCTAACCGCAGCATCTAAGGCAGTTACCGCAGATGCCAATGGAGTCATAACCCTAGACAACGGTTTTAGCGAAGAATACGCAGCAGTGGCTTCTAGCTCTGCCGCAGTATCTTTAGACCTAAGAACGGCTAGTAACTTTAGCCATGATCTCACTGAAAACACCACTATATCTTTTGCCAACCCAGCAGCCAGCGGCAAGGTATCCGCAGCTACATTGCGTATCATACAAGGCTCAACTGCTAGAACCATAACTTGGAATAGCTCAATCAAGTGGGCAGCAGATACTGCTCCTACACTCACAACTACCGATGACGCTGTAGACATCTTTGTGTTCTACACGGTAGACGGTGGTACAACCTACTATGGATTTACAGCCGGTCAGGTGATGAGCTAATGAGTACAGTTGCTAAAAAAGTAATCATGGGCAGTGGTGCTGTAGAAAGTGCCTACGAGATAGAGCAGTCTGCCATCTTTAACAAGTCCTCCATTGATTATTTGGTTAGAACGCCCTCATCTGACGGAAATCGTAAAACATGGACGCTTAGTGCTTGGCTGAAAAGAACAGATATTAGTGAAACGGGAAATGCAAACGGTTATCAAATAATTTATGGGGGCCAAGCAGCCCACGAAACCACTATTAGATTTGTAGACAATAGTTTGGAGATATACTCATGGACAGGTAGTGCCTATGAGTTTAACTGGGTGACTACTAGAAAGTTTAGAGATCCATCTGCATGGTTTCATCTAGTAGTTGCTTTTGACTCAACCCAAGGCACAAACACTAATAGAATAAAAGTCTATATTGATGGAGAGCAGGAAACTCCTACAACTATTGCTTACCCTGATCAAAATCTTGATACACGAATGAATTTGGCTAGTGTTACTCAATATATTGGAAGATACTACACAACTACTTCGGGTGTTTATTTAAATTATGCCGGTTGCATGGCAGAGTTTAACTGGCTTGACGGTACTGCCGCCGCTCCCAGTTCCTTTGGCGAAACCAACTCAGCTACAGGACAGTGGATACCCAAAGAATACAGCGGTAGCTACGGCACTAATGGCTTTTACTTAAAGTTTGTAAGCGGTGCAATAGGCACTGATAGTTCTGGAGAAGGCAATAACTACACTGTAGATAACCTCTCCAACTCTGACATTGTAATCGACACGCCTACGAATAACTTTGCTACGTTGAATCCCATTTTTATAAGCGGTGACACTAATACGTTTTCAGAGGGCAATCTAAAAGTTGTAATGGCAAGTACTGGCGGTGGTCTAGCTGTCGCAACAATTGTTCCAACCGCAGGAAAGTATTACGCAGAGTTTAAGATGACCGCAGGTGACCCTTCTTACGGATATATGGGCGTAACTCCGGTTACAACAAATTCAAAAGCTCCAGCATACATGACAGCAGCAAATAACAGCTATGCATATTACGGCTACAACGGACAAATTATAACATACCCAAATGACACTGTTCTTTCTACAGAAGCGTCATACGGAGTTAACGATGTCGTTGGAATTGCCATAGATTACGATAACTCTACAATTAAGTGGTATAAAAACAACGCTCTTCAATACACCAAAACTAGCGCAGTTTTAACAGATGTTACTTTTGGTATAGGCGACACTAGCGGTGGTGCTGGTCAAACGGTAGAAGTTAACTTCGGACAAAAAGCGTTTGCCTACACACCACCATCAGGCTATGTAGCTCTCTCCACCGCAAACCTTGCAGAGCCAGCTATCCCCCTGCCGTCAGCGCATTTTAATACTGTGTTATATGAAGGAACAGGAGCTACTCAAACAGTAACTGGGGTTGGACTTCAACCTGATTGGCTTTGGTTAAAAAATAGAACAGCCGCAGCAAATCACATGGTTGTAGATGCCGTTAGAGGCGTTGGCGCGGGAAGCAATAACACACATCCCTTGTTCCCAAACGCTACTGATGGTGAAGAAGATCAAGGCAGCGGAACAAATAAAATTTCAGCGTTAAACTCAGATGGGTTTGTGATTGACGGTAATTCCGGTATTTTAAATACTGACAATCAGAACTATGTCTCTTGGAACTGGAAAGCGAATGGATCAGGGTCAACGGACACAAGCGGAGACATAGACGCAGTTGTCTCAGCTAATCAAGCCGCTGGTTTTAGTATAGTTACTTGGACTGCAACTGGATCAAATACAGCAACTGTTCCTCACGGGTTAGGGGTTACCCCTGAGATTATTTTTTATAAAACTC